CAGGAAACAAAGCTGATCAAGAGCAGCTATTTCAGTGAACTTACAGGAAATAAGGTTTATTTAAAACCGGAGAATATGCAGCGTACAGGTGCATACAAGGTTCGTGGTGCTTATTATAAGATCAGCACTCTTTCCGATGAAGAGAGAAATAAAGGTCTGATCACAGCATCCGCCGGAAATCATGCACAGGGTGTTGCCTATGCTGCGCATAAATATGGTGTGAAGGCAGTGATCGTTATGCCTACCACAACTCCGCTGATCAAGGTTGAGAGAACAAAGAGTTACGGTGCAGAGGTTATCCTGCATGGTGATGTATATGATGAGGCATGTGCACATGCACTGGAACTTGCTGAGAAAGAGGGATATACCTTTATCCATCCTTTCGATGATCCGGCAGTTGCCACAGGACAGGGTACCATTGCAATGGAGATCGTTCAGGAGCTTCCGCTTGTTGATTATATTCTGGTTCCAATCGGTGGAGGCGGACTTGCAACAGGTGTTTCCACACTTGCGAAGCTGTTAAATCCACATATCAAAGTCATTGGTGTGGAACCGGCAGGGGCTGCCTGCATGAAGGCTTCTCTGAAGAAGGGTGAGGTTGTGACTCTTCCGCACGTAAATACGATTGCTGACGGTACTGCCGTACAGACACCCGGAAAGAAAATCTTCCCGTATATCCAGAAGAATCTGGACGATATCATCACTATCGAGGATGATGAATTGATTGTTGCTTTCCTTGACATGGTTGAGAACCATAAGATGATCGTAGAGAATTCCGGTCTTCTGACAGTGGCAGCGCTTCGTCATCTTGATGTGAAGGGAAAGAAGATTGTTTCTATCTTAAGCGGTGGAAACATGGATGTTATTACCATGTCTTCTGTTGTTCAGCATGGTCTGATCCAGAGAGACAGAATTTTTACCGTATCTGTTCTGATTCCGGATAAGCCGGGTGAACTGGTGCGTGTGGCCAGTGTGATTGCTAAGGCACAGGGTAACGTTATTAAGCTGGATCATAACCAGTTTGTAAGCACGAACAGAAATGCGGCAGTGGAACTTAAGATCACATTGGAGGCTTTTGGCACAGATCATAAGAATGAGATTGTTAAAGCTCTCGAAGATGCAGGATGCAGACCAAAGGTGATCCGTCCAAGTCTGTGATTGTCTCAGAGTAGCATCTGCCATGTAAATAAATGAAATGGGAGCCATGGTGTTCAGTATATGGATGCCGGGGCTTTTTGATGAGATTTTTAAGAAGTGTATCGGAAAAAATAAATTTGTGCTGTCAAGAGAAAATGCTTGATATTAATTTTGAAAGAATGCCGTAAATACGCACTTTTCCGGGCATATTGGCAGGAGTCTGTGACAATCTTGTGACAAATGCTGGAAAAATATGAATTTACAGTGTGAGAAAGCAGTAGAAAAGATATGGTGGTTCGGTTATAATAAAGAAAAAGTATCAAAGCAGGAAAGGAGAAAACATTATGCCGGTAACAATAAAAATATTGTTGGATCAGTATACCGAAATATTACGGAAGATATATGGGAGTCATTTAAAGACAGTAATTTTATATGGATCCTATGCAAGGGGAGATTATAAGGCAGATTCTGATATAGATATAATGATTCTCCTGGACTTGTCAGACATAGATATTAAACAGTATCGCCATGAATTGTCAGGAGAAACTTTTGATTTCAATATGGATCATGACCTTGATATTAAACCGATAGCAAAAAGCCAGCAGCATTTTCAGAACTGGGTCGATGTATACCCGTTTTATGCGAATGTAAAGAAAGAAGGGGTGAAACTGTTTGATGCAGCCTAATGAAAAGGGAACGCAGAAAGATTTGGTACTGTATCGTATATAATAATTAAACAATACTTTTGAGGGAGCAAAAGACTCTGGGGGCAGACTTGACTTAGCCATTGTTATGATCGTCATAGACAGTATTTTGTATGCAGTTTATTTGTATGCACCTACACATGTAGCGTGCCAGACTTTCTTAGAAAGGGTGATGCCTATGGTATTTAATGGTTTTGTAGTAACAGCACATGCAGTAATTGCGAGTGTAGTGGCAAGTCTGCTGCTGCCTCAAGAGTATTGTTAAGTGTATCTTGTAGTTGAAAGATTTTTAGATATGAAAATAGAATAGTGGAATATACGATAAAAGCACTCAACGCCTTAATTGGTATTGGGTGCTTTTTAGTGTTTTATTCTTTTGTATAATCATTTGAGTTATTATTTTTGTTTTCGGTTGAAGAATGTGAAGATTCTCGTAGAAAGTTTAAATCAGGTATTTTTAAATGCCTTAATGATAATGTTGGGGGCACATAAGCACCTTCAGGGGTTAGGCCAGCTGCCTCTAGTTCGTTATCGTTTGGTTCATGGCACTGGGGTAATAATCGTTTATCAAGCCGCATTAAAGCATAATCCATAACATCTTCGATTAATTCATCTAATAAGTTATTTGGACAATAAAATAATTTGTTTTGAGGGCTTTTTATGATAAATCCTTTGCTTAGTCTCATTGGGGCATTAAGCGTACTTATTCCGGAAGCTTCATCTTCGTTTTCTGGTATCTCGTATAGTTCATAATTATAAAAATTAAGTAAGGTATCGAAACAATTAGCTTTTTGATAATTAGTGGTATTAGATTTAGTTTTTTCTTCGGGAAAAATATTATCATCTCTACAAAGCAAATAATCTGCACGAACATGTAAAACTTCAGCGAAATTATTAGCTGCATCTACAGAAAGCTTACGTTTACCTCTTTCAAACATACAGACCGTTTCTTTTTTATAGTTTGCTCTGTTCCCTAAAGCTTCTTGGGTATATCCTGAGAGAAGCCTGCACTTTTTTAGGCGCTGTCCACATTCAATGTTAATGTTCATGTTAACTTCCTCCGTTTTTGTTTATTTTAAAGATGATTTAAGCAATATTAGAATGATTTAGAAATGTTAAGTTAATTAACATGTGAATCATAAATACTGTTAATTTTATTAACATCTATGTTATAATAATACCATAAAAGAACCACATAGACAATGACGAAGTGGTAGAAAGGAATAAAATTTTATGAAAAGAAGAATTACAAACAATGAATTTGGAATTGAATCCAAAGCCGGACGTATTGAACAGGCGTGTGCAAGATATGGCGTTGGTAGAACTACTATGAGAAATATCGCAAAAGAGGCAGGAGCTGAAGTAAAAGTAGGAAAATGTTATTTGATTAATTTTTCAAAAGTAGATGCTTTTATAGACAGTATTTCTGAGTAAGGTGGCGATTCTATGGGAGTATATGAAAATCTGCTGCCGGGCAAAGAAAATGCGCTGACACCGGAGTATCTTACTGTGAAATGCCATTTTTCCAGTGTTCGGATGCTTCAAAAACAGATCGAAGCAGAACGCAAGGCCGGCAAAGTCATATTATCAAACACAACTCCGCCTGGAGGATATTATCTTCCTGCAGCAGGAAACACGATGGAAATCCGAAAGTTTATTCGTACTTTAGAGAATAGAGGTGAAAATACATTGAAAGCTCTGGAAAGTGCAAGAGAGTTATTGAAGGAATTGGAAGGTGATAATCTTTGACCTATGAGGAAATCTTATCACATTTTCAAGTGAAGAAATATGGCAATGGAAAGGTACAAGCACTCTGTCCGGCACATCCTGATAAGGAAGCCAGTTTGACGATTACGCAAGGGAATAATGGTAGGACTTTATTAAAATGCCATGCGGGTTGCAGCTCTGAAAGTGTTGTACTGGCAGCAGGATTAAAAATGGCAGACTTATTTAGTGAAAGTAGGCCAGCAGAGGAATGCTGGCGAATGTACATAGAAAGCCGAGAGAAAAGAAAGATTGAGGCTGTATACAATTACGTATCTATTAACGGCGAATATGCTTACACAAAAATACGCCTTGAAGGTAAGAAAATGCTTTTCGGAATACTTAAGGATGGGCGGTTTGAATATGGCTTGAAAGGAAGGAACAAAAAGGAATTCAATGCAATATTCGGAAGTGTTCCACGAATAAAAGAAGCTATTGAAAGAAACGAACCGATTTTTATACCTGAGGGTGAAAAGGACGTTAATACACTGGTAAAGAAAGGCTATACTGCTTTTTCATGTGGCGGGGCTAATGATTGGAATAAGAACGTATCAGAACTGTGTGCGGGTGCTGAAGTTGTCATTCTGGCTGATAATGATGCTCCAGGGAAGAAACTGGCAGCTGCTATTGAAAAAGATTTAAAAGGAATTTCTAAGAGTGTAAAGATAATTGTTCCGATGCCCGATACGCCAAAAGCAGATATAACTGATTATTTTGAAGAGGGACATACTGTTGAAGAATTTGAAAATTTAATAAGGAATGTTGATGATACAGAGAAGATTTGTGTAGATGTTCAGCAAGATCAGAAGCAGGATACAGGTAAAAAACGATCTGTAATACAAAAAAGCAAGGACGAAGTAGCTGGATGTCCGGCATTAGTCTTTAAATTCCTCGACTGCAACTATGATGAAGATGGAAATGTAAAAAGCGTAAAACAGCTGGTACATAATTTTGAAATCGTTATGGATAAAGACAGCCGTTTCGCCGGGAAAATCCGTCTTAATGAGTTTGCACAGCAACCTTATCTATATGGTAATGTGCCATGGGAGAATGAGAATAATTGCAGAGCATGGAGCAGCCATGATGATTCAGCTTTGTTTTCGCTGATACAGGCTGATTATGGGCTTAAAAGTCGGCAAGACTTCGCAGATGCGCTGAAAAATGTTTCTATGCGCAATAAATTCCATCCGGTAAGAGAACTACTGGATTCCCTTACATGGGATGGAAAAGAGCATATAAGAAGCCTGCTGCCGGAATATCTTGGAGCAGAGGATTCTGATTATACATACCAGGTAATGCGCTTATGGATGCTAGGAGCTGTTTCAAGAGTGTATAAACCTGGAAGCAAATTTGATTATACTATGATTCTACAAGGCTCACAGGGAATTGGCAAGAGTACGTTTCTGAAATTGATGGCTTTGGACGATTTATGGTTCAATGATTCGTTGGATAGTTTGGATTCAGATAAAGCAGTGCAGTCACTTACCGGATCATGGATTATTGAGCTGGCAGAGCTTAAATCATTGGCAAGGACGGCGGGCGGTGTGGAGAGCGTAAAGCGTTTTCTGACAGCTACGCAGGATAAATACAGGATTCCTTATGAGCGGCGGGCAGACACATTTTACAGACAGTGTGTATTCGCCGGAACTACCAATAAAGATGATTTCCTACAGGATGAAACGGGAAATAGGCGTTTCCTAATTGTCCAGACAGGCGTTAAGAAACCATCAAAAAGTCTTTTTGTGCCAGAAATCATGGATGCAATCAAGCTGGCTTGGGCTGAGGCTGTACATATTTGGAAAAATGAGAAGCCACAGCTGATACTTCCAGAAGCATATATGCAAGAGGCAAAGGAACTTCAAGAGGCGAATATGGCGGATGATGGCAAGCGGGGGATTATTCAGGAATACCTGGAAGGTAAAACACAGGTATGTGCTAGGGAAATATGGGAAAAAGCGTTAGGGGAAAACGTATCGCCTAGAAAATATCAGATCACAGAGATTAATGATATTATTGCTAAAGTACCAGGATGGAAAAAACTGAAAAGCCCTCGTAATTTTGAAGGATATGGTAAACAGCGCGGATTTCAAAAAACGGTGCTACAAACTGAGAATGAAAAGGCTACAAACTTTTCTGAGTTTGTTCCAACATCACGGCAAGAACAGATGGAAATACCATTTGATTGAGAGCTTAACGAAGAATGTAGCTGACTTTGTAGTTAGATTGTAGCTTGCTTAAACCCAGTATTTACAAGGCTTTCTACAATAACTACAAAGACTACATTATATCAAAAGAATTATATAAATATAAGAATATAGGTATAAAAGAGTATATATATAAGTTTAAACTCTTTGGGAAGATTGTAGCTGTTGTTTTTGTAGCTTTGGTAGCTACGAATTTTATAGGCGGTTTACCGCCGGAAAGGGAAAAATATATGTCAAAAAAATTAAAGAAACAGTCGGTATATTCAGTAGCTGATTTAGAAAGTTTGAAAGGATTTACAGTAGATGAAGTGAAATCAGATTCAAGGGGGCTGAATGTAACTATGAAGCTTGTAAATAAAGCAGGAAACGTTGTAAAAATATATGTTGATTCAGTTTTGTTTGGAGCTGAATTAGTGAAATATACAGAGGAGTAACTTAATCATAGGGGAAACGATAATTATAGGCGGTAATCCGCCGGAAAGGATACTAATCATGAAAATAATGACACAGGATAAAACACGAGTTTTAAATTTTAAAATGACGTATATCAGTTATGTAAGTAAGAACCGTATTTGTGAGGGTGATTTTGGCATTGCAGAATATGCGAGTCCAGAACGTGCAAAAGAAGTGTTGAATGATATGTTTCAAAAGTATGCAGCAGGAGAAAAAGTTTATATCATGCCGGAGGAGTAAAGTGGATAACACAAAGGAATTAAAGCCGATTTATTACATATTCACTGCTGCCTGGCGGGCATACAGGGAACACTACCCGCCGGGGAATCCGCAGGATGATACATACTGGTCAAAGTTAATAGATGATCTTCACGAAATAGAATTACAGTATAATTGCCAGTTGTGCCGGGATATCTTGTGTAATGTCGCGTCAGATCTGGAGCGCAAAGCAAAAGTCCTGTATCAGTCAAAGTAACTGACGCAGGACCATATAAAGGGGTGAGTCTTTCTGATAACTATTATACCACAATAGAACAGGAGGACTCTATACCAATGAACATCAGAAAAGCGAAATTGAAAGATTATGGAATTACACCGGGACGGGCAGCAGAACTCAAAGAAATGGTAAAAGACAAACAGTATTATTCTTTAGTGCTTGAAGCATGCAACAGAGCAAATGACTTTCTTGCTTCGCATCTGGTGAAAAGTTTTACAGAAAATGTAGGATACCGCCAGATATTCAAAAATAGCGATTTATGTGAGCTTCCATGCACTGAAAATGACTTTTACTGCTATAAGCGGAAAGCACTTCATGAATTTGATTTGTTGCTGAAGCAAGCAGAGTAGGAGATTGGAAAAACATTAGTGCCTAAAGAATGTTTAAATATAAAAAAATAATGTTGATTATTTTGGAGGTGATTATCATGAAAAAAGGAATATCAGCAGAAGTACGTGAAGACATTTTGGTACAGGCATTTTTAACATGCCCGAATATAAGTGAGATATCTAAAATGACAGAAATTCCTAGACCTACGATTTATACAGTGATTCGTTCAGAGAGCTTTCAACGTAAGTATTCTAAGGCAAGAAATGAGGCTGTAACGGGTGCAATTGCTTATCTACAGGGAAAATTAGGAGAATGTGCAGCAGTGTTGGTTAATACAGCTACTGATCCAGAAGTACCAGCGCAGATTAGAGTGAATGCGGCAAATGCAGCACTGTCACAATGTTCCCAGTGGACAAAGAATGTAGATATGATTGAGCGTTTGGAAACTATGGAGAGAATGATTTATGAAGTAGAACAGAGTCAGAAGCAGCAGAAAAGAAAATAGAGGTGAAGTAAGTGTATGAGTGAAATTATAAAAAGACTTAAGGAATTGGAAGCAAGAACTGCTGCAGTTATGAAGGTACAGGCAGATCATGCGCCATTTGTATCTATAGCACCATGGAGTTTTATGAAAGATGAATGTATTGTTAAATATTATCCGGAGGGACATTACCGTAGGCCTGAAAAAATAACAACTACTTTTTATGATGCGTTAGTAATTGCTCAGTATTATTACGAATGTGGCTTGTATGTTCAATTTACAATGAGCATGTGCATAGAATGGCTGTTTTTATATGTACGTGATGATCCGAGATATTCGCCACCTCAGCAAAAAGCATGGTATACAAAAAATACCGAAGAGTATCCAGAAATAAAAGCCATGTTAGAGAGTGAACAGCGATTTGAAATTATTGGAACATTGCGAAGAATGCCTCAGAATTTCCTTTTTAAGGGATTGCCTGATGATATTAAAGATGATTACAAATTGATGGATTTTTAGACAAAAAATGACGGGAGTATGGGAATTTTGTAACACGATAACGCGCACGTAAAAGAGTTTAATGACACGATTACGCGCGCATAGACATTCGGAGATTTCGGAGCCCCTAAAAGAGTAAAATGCGTTAGAACGAAACCTGAGCGAACCCCGAAAAATAAGACTGTAAATATTATCGAACAAAACGAAAAGGAGATTTTTATGGATGGCTGTAACGAAAATGTAATTGAATTTATGACCAATGATACCAGAGCAACTTTATCATTCTCACAGGGTCGGTATAAATCTGTAATCCGTAAGCTGGCAGAGAAACATCCTGATGATTGCCAGATCGTTGCTGATAACGAGGACGGAAGTATTTGTGCTCATGTTCCGGTAGCTTGGATCCGGATTTCTCCTCCGAAACAGTATACAGAGGAACAGCGTCAGCAGATGGGAGAACGGATGAGATGTAATGTGTCTGAAAATAAAGGAGTACAGGAATAAAACAGAGTAAAAATCAATTGTAATGCAACTAAGGTAAAGTTGTAGGGGTAAGGGAATAAAAAGGCTAAATGAGCCGATAAAACAGAGAGAGGAGATAATGTCGGTATTGAATAAAATCCTGCTGCCGAACCTACGGCTCAATAAAAGACCTATTATGAGATAAGGTCATGCGTTATTACTGATTTTTGGGTATTGATCTGATTGAAGCGGTGAAAAGTTATAAAAAGGGATATCCACTATTTTGAGGATCCCTGTTATTGATAATGAAGCCGCAGGAAAGCCGCACAAAGCCGTGACGAACCCGTGAGAAATGGAATTAAAGCGGCGAGAACTTGGAGTGTTCGAACAGGCGAGAAACAGGCGAGAATATCAGATTGAATCGTGATCTTTGCGAAAGGTCAGTTGCCTTTGAACTGTCGATGAACAGTCGAAATAACAAAAAACGCTCAAAAGTGGTAGAGAGCTGTTCTCGCAAAATGTGAGATAATATATGTATCACGATAGGACAGGAGATGATGTATGTGATTTTACTTAACATGTTGATGTTGGTTACAGTCATGGAATTAGCAGCTATTTATGATGCGGTAAGGGGGAAAGACAATGAGACGTATCAGAACGAAGAAAAGTAGAAAATATGAACAGGACAAGCTTCAGGCGGCAATAAATGCTTCTGCCAGACGGGCTCTTGATGATTTGAAGAAGTCATCGGGAATGCTTTCTGTAACGATTGAAGCATTAAGACAGGGTCTTCCAGAAATGGCAGAAAAATATAGAAAACTTGCGCAGGATTACAGGGAACTTCAGAGACTTGAAACGGAACTTCAAAAATATGAGAGAGAGGGCGATAAGTAATGGCAGAGAAGATAACATTTAATACAGGTGCTAAGAACTATGAGATTGTAGATCAGGATGGAAATGAGCTGGGAGTATTCCGGTTTATTCCTACAGATGTTGGAATCTTAAACAGATATAAAGAGACAGCAGCGTTTTTCGCAAGTGTAGGTGACAAAATAAAAGGGGAGGATCTGGAAGAGATTCTTCCTGAGCTGGAGAAAGAAGCTGGGGAAAAGATAGATTTCCTGTTTGGTGCTCCTGTATCGGAGAACTTCTTTGAAATTACTCATCCGTTTACAATTCTGGAAGATGGACAGACATTTGCCGAACAGATTATCACTGTAATTGGCGGAATCATTGAAAAGGAATTAGCCGAAAGAGAAAAGAAGCAGCAGGAACGGATTGACAAATATATTGCTAAATACACGAAAAAAGACGAAGCAAAATAAGAAAATGCGGGCTGTTCTGGAAACAGGATAGCCCTAATTTATAACTCGGTACTGGTAATTGGGAACTGGTACCCTGACCTCAAATAGTTGGGAGGTAGATAATATGGCAGCTGATGGCTCAATCATCATTGATACCAGGATTCAGACAGAAGGTCTTTCCAAAGGCTTAAATACCATCAAGGCAGGAATGACAAGAATTACTGCTCAGGTATCAAAAATGGGAGAAACAGCAAAAAATTCATTTCAAAGGCAGATTGCAACAGTTAACAGCCTTTATCAAAGCTATGAAAAGCAGGAAAGAAAAGTTGCTGAATTAAAATCTAAGCTGGATGAGCTGGGTAAAAGCAAAATAGAAACAGAAGAATACAAGCAAATTTCGGATCAGATCAAGGCTCTTGAAACAGACTTTGAGAAAATAGAATCTAAACAGCGTGAATGGATTGATATGGGATTTCCAGTTGATTCTGGGCCTGTTAAAGAACTAGATAAGCAGTTGGATGAAATATGGGCAGACATGGAGAGACTGCAGAACAAACAGAAAGAGATGCAGGCATCCGGCAGCGCGTACATAGATCCTAAATCGACAGATGCCTATAAAAATACATTGCAGAAGTACGATGAGGAATCACAGAAGCTGGAACGCACAAACGGAAGGCTATATTCTTCATATAATAATCTGAAGAAAAAAGTAGAGGAATATCAGGAAAAGAATAACAAGCTTGTTCTGGTAATGCAGAATCTACAGAAAGCTGCTGCACGTGTAGGTGCAGTCATGAAGAACATTGGCTCTGCTTTAAAGAGCGTAGGATCGGCTGTAAAAAGCATGGTCTCTGCTATGAAAAAAGCAGTGGAATCTATGTTTAATTTCGATAAGCAGGCAAAATGTTCTAAAGCAGGTCTGGATGAGGTGTTAGGAATATCACTATTGTTTTCGGGCATGTCTCAGGCTATAAATGCTGTTGGTGACGGAGTAAAGACGGGAATTCAGAATCTTGCTGAGTATTCTAATACCGCAAACACAGCAATGTCTTCATTGATGTCCAGTATGACAAGATTAAAGAATTCTTTTGCAACAGCATTCGCGCCAATATTGACAACAGTTGCACCGATTCTTGTTAAGTTTATTAACCTTATGTCAGATGCGGTTACTCGCATAGGTATGCTGATTGCAGCATTAACCGGGCAAAAAACTTTTACAAAAGCAATAGGCGTTCAGGAAGACTATGCTGACAGTTTGGATAAGACAGCGGATAGCGCTAAGAAAGCCGCAAAGGAAGTAAAAGGATATCTTAGCCCGATTGATGAACTTAATAGATATGATGATGGCGTAAACAGTGCAGGAACAATCGGCGGGAACAAATACACTGACCCATCTGCCGGTGATATGTTTGAAGAAGTTCCTATCACGAGTTCTATAAAGGGAATTGCTGATAAGATCCGAAAGCTCATCAAAAAAGAGGACTGGGAAGGGTTGGGGGCTTATATTGCCAGTGGCATTAATAAAGGCCTGCAGAAAATTTATGATGTGATTAACTGGAACAATGTTGGACCCAAGATTACAAAATTTTGCGATGCTTTTACAAGAACATTTAATAGCCTGGTTGATCATATTGATTGGGATTTGTTAGGACGTACTGTAGGAGCTGGTATTAATACCCTTGTGAATACCCTGAATCTTCTGATTACAGGAATAAATTGGAAGAATCTTGGAAAGAAATTTGCAGAAGGCATTACCGGTCTGGTTCATGAGGTAAACTGGAATAATCTTGGACAGCTGCTTGGCAACATGTTCATGATTTCCTGGAAGATATTCAGCGGATTTGTTCATAATCTTCCTTATGCTGATATTGGAAAGGCGGTTGCGGATGCACTGAACGGTGTTTTTTCGACTGTTTCATTTTCAGAGATAGGAGATACACTTGCTACTGGATTGAATGGTGTATTTACAACTCTTTACAATTTTGCTGTCAATTTCAACTGGAAACAGATGGTTGATAATATTGCGGGCGGAATCAATACTTTTGTATCAAAATTTGATTGGAAAGGCAATGGACAGAAACTGGAAATATTCCTGAACAATTTATGTACTTCTTTGGTTGGACTGGCTCAAAAAACAAATTGGGAAGAAGTAGGGAAAGGAATAGGAACATTCTTAAGCCAGATTGATTGGGGAAAACATCTGTGGCAGGTCATTGAAGCAATCAAAACAACGATTGGAGGTCTGTTTGATGGGTTGGAAGAAGGTGGCACAGCCGGTAAAATAGCAGCTTTTCTCGGAAAAGCATTTCTTGCTGTAAAGATTGCGGATATAACAGGGATTGGCAGTCTGGTAAAGTTGCTGATTGGAGCAATAGGAAAGAAGATAATCGGATCTGAAGCAGTAGCGGCTCTTTCTGGAAGCCTGACATCTGTACTGGGAAAAGCTGCCAGTGCGGCAGCGGGCGGATTTACTTCCCTTGCTTCATCTCTTGCCCCATTGGTAGGAACAGCGGGATTGATCGCAGCGGTAGCTACGGCGGCAATTGTAGGAACAGAAAAGCTGGCAGGATTTATAGAAACCTTACAGGGTGGAAACGGTGTTCTGACACAGGCGGGTGGATATCTGCATGATTATGCTGGGGCAATGAGTTCCTCGAATGTAATAACCCAAAAGCAGGCAGAAGACCTCTGGAAGTTGATTGAAGCCGATGAAAGTGCGGGAAAATCCAATGCTGAAATGTATGACAGCTTTATCCATAAGTTATCAGAATATGGCATATCTGCTGAGCAGGCGAAAGCAATACTTGAACAATATGGTGCTCAGGCAGGCGTAACAGGTACCTTCGTAGAAGATATGACCAATAAAGTGCTGGCATTGGGACAGGGATTCTCTGAAAGTGCAGGACAGATTGATCTCTCTTCGCTGAGCGCGAAAGAAGCAATTAGTGTTTTATCGGACACTCTTTATACATTAAGTCTGAAAGGGAACGAATTTAGCGGAACCTATCAGGGAGTCAGGAGCCAGCTTCAGGACACTGGCGGAAGTGCCAAGAGCGCACAGGATGCTTTGAACATGGTTTACACTGCTTTGAAGAATGCAGGTGTACCACTGGATGAGCTGAATGCAGCATTAGGGGCGGAGTTCCCGGCAGCAACTACAGCGGTTACTACAGCAGTAGATACCAATATTGTCGGAGCACAGGAGAAGATTTCCTCGTCAATAAAGACCGCTCAGACAGATGTGGAAGAGGCTACAGCCGGAATTAAGTCCAGTACAGAAGAAAATTTTGCAGGAGTAAATGATTCTACAGTGCTTAACTGGGGAAATTCTGCAAAAGAAGTGAAAACGAATGTACGAGCCATGAAGATACAGGCCAACTTAAGCCTTGGTGAGATGACCAAAGGTGTTAAGAGTCAGTTCCAGAGTCAGTATAACATCATGACAAGAAAATGGAAAAACGCCGGTGACGAAATCAATAGGACGGTTGGAGGTATGTCAGGCTCGATTGACAAAAGTCTTTCTTCCTTAGTTGGCAAAGTAGAAAGCTATGGATCCAGAATGGAAAGCGGTCTTTCCGGAGCAATATCCAGGGCGGCAGATAGAATCGGTACTACATTGAATAATATTATATCTAAAGTAAACGGTATGATTAATAACATAAACAGTGCAATCTCGGGAATTGAAAGAGGCTTTACGTTTTCATATAATGTACAGCTTCCTAATGGCGGACGCCGATGGGGAAATTATTCCATGAGCCTTCCAAGAGTAAACTCAGTTCCGTTTCCGTATCTGGCCAGTGGTGCAGTTATTCCGCCAAGATCAGAATTCCTTGCGGTATTAGGCGACCAGAAGAAAGGCAATAACTTGGAAGCACCTGAAAGCCTGTTGCGCCAGATCGTCCGGGAAGAATCAGGGAAAGGACAGGGAGACGGGAATACTTACAATGTTACAATCAATGCATCTGGCAGAAAATTGTTAGACATCATCATTAGTGAAGCTGAAATGAGAAGAAACCGGAATGGGAAGAATCCATTTGAGTTAGCATAAAGAAAAATGGGACACGGGAACAACTTAAAGCGGAGCAAAGAAAGGAAGAAAATATGCGAACCAGAGAAGCAACTTATGCAGATTATGGATTTAAAAAGGGAGAGGAAAAACAGCTGAAACAGTATTGTCTGGATCTGGAACTGCCGGACAAGCTTCTGCTGTTACAATGTGCGCATGAATGCAATCCTATGGTTGAGGATGATCTCTTCTACAGTATATCCAAGGGCGTGGCATTTCAGGTCCTTGCCAGAAAAGGGATTGATCAGAATTACAAATGCCATGCAGATGTTTATGGATACAAACGAAAAACACTGGCATTATTCAGATCTGCACTGCAGGCATGTGGAAGATATCCATTTTAGCAATAGAATGGAAAATTAGGTGGAAATATTACAGTACTGCAAGGATACGGGGCTGTATATAATACATGCGAATGGATAACGAAGCGTGAGGAAAGCGTGAAGAATCAGCATTATGGTGGAAAAAGGTGGAGTCTCTGCCATATACAGTCCAAAAGCAATAACATATTTACTCATGGTTGTTGAGAAATGTTGAGATTTTTTATATGTAGCCCCATAACAGTACAGTTATTTCCAAGATAGAACTTGAAAAAACTTGAAGTATTGGCTTATATAGCTCGGAAAATAATTGCAGAGCGGAAAGGAGCGTTGTTATAGACGATTTAGTATATCTTAAAAATGAACAAGCAGTATGTGATAGTTTACAGGTAGCGGAGAAATTTGGAAAAAGGCATTCAGATGTCATTAGAGCAATAGAGAATTTATTGGCAAATGACTCAACGCAAAATTGCGTTCAGTGTATTAAGCCATCTAAGTATAAAGATGCTTCCGGAAAATATAATAAAAAGTATTTGTTGAATAAAGATGGCTTTGTGTTCCTGGCATTTGGCTTTACTGGAAAAGAGGCGGATGCCTGGAAATGGCAGTATATTGATGCGTTCAATCGGATGGAAAGACTTGTTTATGAAAAGAATACTGCTGCTTATCAGATAGCAGATCAGGAAGAGAGAACCACCAGAAGAGCAGAGACGGATGTTATCAAGGAATTTGTGGAATATGCCAGAATGCAGGGAAGCACTCACGCAGATCACTATTACAGCAATTATACCAGACTGGCATATAAGAGTGTAGGAATCACTGACAAGACAACTGCTGCCGGAAGTCAGTTAGATGATCTGTCATTGGTGGAACATCTGATAGCGCATACTTTAAGAACTGGCATGGCAGCAGGACGTAATTACAAAGATATTTACCAGGACTGCAAGAATCGATTGGAAGCTATGCGGTATTTACAGTGTACGGCGTGAAATGTTTTATTTGTCCAGAGTACAGGCATAAAATAATGTGAAAATGGATGGAAACAGTGCAAGGGTATATTTGTATAGGGTAAGGTAGAATAAAGAAAAATAGACGATTATTACAAAGCAATGAACGGTGTGGAAAGCATAAGGGAAATGCTGAGAAGGAATCCCGATAAATTGAATAGGCGAAGCGGCAGCAGATGAGAGTGTGGGCAAATGGAAATTGACAAATTCTGGGGGCTGGCATATAATATACTTATCAAGACAGCCAGTAAGGGAAGTCAAGGTTCCCCGTCCTGGCAAATATGTTTAGCTAAGATGTAGCCGCCTATTCTTTACCAGAGAGCAGGGCGGCTATTTCTTATGTGTGTATGTAAGGATAGATACAATTAAGCTGGCTGTTGTCAGGATTATCATAAATATCTCGTAATCGCTCATAAGCATCCCCTCCTGTCAAGGCTCAGGATCAGGGGAACCACAGCCGCTCTACTGGCTGCCTGGATAAATATACTGTATTCAGTTCTAGCTTATCGAAATCCCATGTTTTATTGCTTGATCTTTAAGTTTGAGAAAATTTTTTGTTTGAGCATTTTTCATTCTGCTATAAGCACTAAAAGATTTGGGAGCCAGTTCAGGTAATTCATAAAAAATATGATAGTATTCTTTACGCATCAAATTTTTCTTATGAAATGCCTCCTGCTGTTTTATGTATTCAGGATTATCTTTTATGTGATTGATCAATTGCTGATAGTTTGCATCATAATCAAGTACGGAATATATATATTTCTCAGCCTTGTCAGCTTCGTCAAACATTCCCATTTCTACGTGCCATTGTACTATCCGGTAAAAATGACTTTCCTCCCAAGACAAAGGATGGGCGAGCATTAATTCGGTGCATTTCCATAAACAGGCAGAACACATTATTTTATCTTTGCGATTATAAAAGCTTCCAGCTTTCATTCTTAAAACATAATCTAAATTTCCAGTAACGCCATATCCCTCCATTATATTTTGATGTGCCGGGAATTTTGGTACAGGAATGCGCTTTAAATCATCCAGATTCTCCAGATCATATTTTACTCCATCTGAAACCAGATATCTGGCATCGTACCAACTTTCTTTATCGGTGGGATATACTTTGTACATCTCTCCATTTTTGAAATAGATGGTTTGAGCATCAGGAACATCGTCGGATGATGAATTGAAAACACTTTTAATTTTATTAAAAAGGCTCATAGAATCCTCCTATGCAAATGGAATAGTAAATATCAGGTATTGTTTTATTTTTTTACGATGGAAAGGCGATAGGTAACATGATGATCCTCAGATGGTGGATTCTGAAAGACTTCCTCGTCAATCTCCAGATTTGTCCAGTCATTTGTATGAATTACACCGTCAATCAATTCTACCCGGATAAAATCAGGCAGATTCATAATATCATCATAGGTGTATAAACGTTTTGCCATGAGAGCACATCCTTTCGTGAATAATATCAGTTATGCGTTGTCGCGTTCCATCCGTTGATCTACTGCTTTTTTTATATATCCGTTTACGGATTCTCCGGCAGCAGTCGCAGCGGCTTTGATTTCTTCGTATTTTTCCTTTTGGACATCAAGAGGAATACGTTTAAGTTTATTTTTTGCATATTCGATATCATATTTGGCTTTAGTTGAAATTTCAGGCATTAGAGATTTCCTCCTTGAGATACTTGTATGTATTTATTTAAAATGTCTCTATCCCATAAAAGAACGTTTGTTTTCTGGGCAAGATCTTTTGCTTGTCTGGTGAAATAGCGATTTGTCATTACTACTGGAACATGGCAATTATAATATCTACATCCGGAAAAGGCTTCTTGCACTGCTTTGTTTCCGATATCAGAAGAATAACATTTGCACTGTATGCCATATTTTACACCGCCTTTCTCGGCAAGAACATCGATTCCCTGATCTCCACTACCTTGTGTAACACTAACATTGTAGAAACCATTATTTTTGAGCAGCTCAGCGCAATAATATTCGAAGTCGTGTCCTTCCATTGTATCGTAGACAGGAATTTGTGGTTCTGGTGATACATAAGATTCAACAGTGTCTTCTGGTTCAGAAGCGGATTCAGGAGCATAATCACTTTTGCTATATGACGGAATAATTGGTTCTACGTCATTAGAATCAGTAGAATTTGTTTTGATGATTCCTGAAAAAGTTCTGACTATAGAAGAAATAATGGTGCATACAAGAGCTATTATTACGGCACCAGGAACAAATATAACTAAAGTAGCAACAAGTCCGGCTATAATATGTGAACTGTCTTTCTGAAAACCAGTAATTGTAATGTAAACCATAAAAATAAGCCATAAAGCCGTAAAAAATGCTGTGACTTTGTGGTGAATGTAAAATGTTGTGATTTTTTTCAAATCTCTCTCTCCCTATAGTTGATTTTAATACTTCAAAATTATATCAAAAAGATGAAACTGTGTACATAGTAAAAAGATACAAAAAACTACGTACATATTTGTAAAAAAAGTCAATAGACAGGTAACTACGTACATAGTATACTATAATCAGTTCAAGGGAACAGACAACAGCGAAGAGTGAAAATGAAGTGATTGTAAGATGTACCAAAGACACTAACATAACACCGGGTAAGGGTAAGGGGATAATGAGATGGTCGAGAAACCTTAGATAGCTTTAAGACCTGCCGGGGCTGTTGGAAATCTCGATAAAAGGAGGAATAAAAACATGAAGTACAACTTATCAAAGATTATGTTGAAAGCATGGAAGATTTACCGCAAGACAAAGAATATCAGCTTTGCAGAAGCACTTCACAGAGCATGGTTATCTGCAAAGGCAGAAGAAATCAATGCGAAGCGTATTGAAAACGCGAAGCAGGCAGCAGGAATCATCGAAGAGACAAATACCTTTGCCAAATGGAAAGAACTGGGATATAAAGTGGTTCATGGTTCCAAGGCATTATTTGGATGCTTGCTGATCTGGGGAAGTCGGGGAGATGGTGCTGAGTATAAGGCAAGTTTCTTTGGAAAGTCTCAGGTAGAAGCAATTTAATAAAAAAGCCCTTACCAGACTGGTCCTCTGATAGGGGCAAGGTAACCCGACGATTCATCAAATTGAGGGGTTGTGCGTATTATAACACACTCATTCCCCTCAATGCAACGAAATAAGGAGAACAGACGAGAATGATATCAGTAATGGATGTTCTTACAATCTTTATCAGCGGTTTTATATCAGCAAAACTGTATGATTACATGAAGACATTAGAAAAGGAGAATGAGCATGAGTGACAAAGCGAAAACAGAGAGTGCAACAGAAGAACCAGTAACAATAGAGGTATCAGGTGTTCCTGTACAGGAATTAGAGTTGGGGAGTGTAGGCCTTGCTGTAGAGATTATTGCAGACCTTAAAAAGCAGTTAGAGGAAGCAAAGGGAAATGCAAAAGTCTGGGAAGAAAATTGGAATGTGTGCCATGATTATAATATGGTACTGTCCAGACAATCAGATATTATCAGTTATATTTTGAAATTGGATAATATCAGAAGCTTGGATATGATTTGGGGATGTGTAAGAACATTTTATGAATACCAGATTAAAAAGGAGCAGGAGGCAGAAAACGATGGAGAAGTGTAAATTAACTCAGGTTCCTTGCAGAAAGGCAATCATGGATGTTGTTCAGACCAATAAAGATAGAAGATCATTGCAGCAAACTTTTGAATTGGTGAAACTCTTTCAGATGGTGGTATCAGATCAAGCTTCTACTTTGAGTGAGGAAGACTGGGAGAGATATTATATTATTATGAAACTTGGTATGATAGACAATTTAAGACATCTTAAATGTATAGATGCTTTTACAAATGGACTAATGAAGTGAGGCTGGGTATGGATTACAAAAAAATGATTATTGAAATGGTAGAAGAGGAACAAAATACTGGGAAGCTCAGATTTGTTTATATGATACTTTTTAAATACTTGAAAACAAAAATGTAAGAGGTAGAGGCATGGACTACAAAGAAAGAATAATTGCTTTATTGGAAAAAGTTAAAACAGAGCAGACATTAAACAGAGTATACAAATTACTGGAGTACCTTTACTTGAGGGAGGAATAAAGTGGATTACAAGAAAGAGATTATTGAGATGCTGGAAAAGATAGACAATATTTGTTGGTTACGGTCAATATATGTATTTATGAAAACATTGTTAGGATAACGATGAGGAGGCGCAGGATGGATTATAAGAAAGAAACTGTTGAGATACTGCAGAAAATAAATGATGATAGTTTGCTTGAGTTTTTCTATAGATTCATTGCCAGAGTATTAAGAAACAGGGGATATTGATATGGACTACAAAAAGAAAATCATAGAGATGTTAGAGAAAGCAGATCACGACCAAACGTATACAATTTTCAGATTTGTGTGTAGCTTTCTGGGAATTAAATAAGACAACCAAGGGCGGCGGACTGCTGCCCTACCTTAATATAAGAGAGGAATTGCTATGGCGAGAAAAGACATTAAGGGTAGAAACCTCCGTGTAGGCGAATACTACGATGAAAAGAATCAGCGATATATGTTCCGTAAGATGGTTGACGGAGAGCGTGTAACAATTACAACTGCCAGTCTGGCAGATCTCCGTAAACAGGAGAATGATTTATTATGTAAGATTGATAAAGGGGCAAGGTTCAATACAAAGAAAGCAAAAGAGACATTAAATCAGTATTTTGATTACTGGTTTGAGACATTTGCCAAGAGCGGGCGTAAAGCGACAACCTGCACCAACTATAAATCCTATTACAATACATATATTAGAAAAACAATAGGCAAGAAGCCAATCTGTAAGATTGAAAAGGTGGACTGCCAGAAAATCGTCAATGGAATGATTAAGGATGGAAAGAAAACTTCTACCATGACGAATTTAAAAAGCTGTTTAAATGCAGTATTTGAAAGTGCAGTGGATGAAGATGTGATACTGAAGAATCCGGCCAGAAATCTCCAGATACCTCAGACAGGAGCAAAGAAACGTACAGCAATAGAATCAGATCAGATAAAGCTGTTTATGGATTATGTAAAGACAAGTCCCCAGTATTCTTATGCTTATCCAGAATTTATTTTCTTATTTAATACAGGAGTAAGGATAGGAGAGCTTGCCGGGCTTACATGGGATAACGTAGATTTTAAAAATAATATGCTTACCATTGATAAGACGGTCAACCGTTACCGGAAAAAAGACTTCGGTTTTACTATGGCGTTGGCTTCTCCGAAGAGCAGAACATCAGTCAGAACGATTCCGATGAATAATGAGGTACGAAAAATGCTTCTGAAAGAAAAAATGAGGAATGCAGGTCCTACGATGTCAATTCCTTTTGTAGATGATTCCGGAAACATCAGGAGGCAGGTATCAGACATTGTAT